ACTTGATTGCTAATAACTTTATTAGATACGTATTTGGATCTAAGTATGGGTCATACTTTGACATCATTCCACTACAATACTTTAGAACTCCCATAAAAATGGAGGATAAAACTCAAAGTATTTCTGAGTATTTGCATGATCAAAAGATTGCTATGATGGTACCTAATTACTTTAATAGCGAAGACATGTTAGACTTTATGCAAATGTTTGGAGGACTAGTTATTAAAGGAAGTCCTTTGTTAAATCCTATCAATACTAGTGATGAAACATTAGGAAATGAAGTAGTGATTTACAAAACATCTACATTTGCTAAAGTTAGAAATAGCGAAGAAACAGAAACTGGCTTATATTTGTATAGTCATGATATCATGGTAGGAGAAGAACAAAAAGCAGTATATGTAGCATTAGATAAGACATACCATAAAAATAGTTTGTATGGTATTCACAAAGATGCTAGTAGTCCTGAATACAGAGAACGTCGTCAAAATATGATTGAAGCTGCTGTTGGATTAACTGCTTTTGATAACACAACGGAGAGAGAGACTAGAGAAGTAAACGAAAAATTCTGCGTAATATGAGCAATTGTAGTATAGTAGGGGTAGATTTAAATAATCAATCCTCTAAAAATCTAAAACTAACAACAGTAGTTAACGCTATTGATTCAGCAGTATTTGGAAATATTAATGAGGCATATAAAAATTTAGGATATGTACCATCAGTTACAACTAATAATATAACAAAAGATGTTATACAAAAGTCATTAGTTGAAGCAGGTATTGCTAACATTAATGATTTTAATAGTATTGTAATTGGTGCAAATGCTTTTGCCTTATCTAGTCTAACAGCGCTAGAACAGCTAAATACTTTAATGTCAAACAACTATGGACTTAGAGCCCCATTGTTTACTATTAAAGAAACTAGTAGATATGTTCCAGGTGCTACTCCTTCAGAAACTCCTAACATTGGATTTGTAAAAGTAGGGGGAAGAAACGTAATTATTAACCCTAACAACTATTACAGTGTTCATATTAATGAAGATTTACTAAATCAACTTAATAGTGGATTTTACGGAACTGCTGAGGCTTTTGCTAATCAAGTTGGACAACAATATGATGCATATCAAAATGCTCAGAGAGATGAACTTGAGCAGATTAAAAGAGAGTTAGAAGAGTCTGAAGATGGAGAAGTAGATGATTCTTTGATTACATTTTCAAATGGAGTTAAAATAGATTCTATTAAAGATCAAATAATTTCTTTACAAAAAGCATTCTTAGCTGCTGGCGTTACTGTAAAAGTTCAAATTAATCCAGAACTTACTAGTAAAGGTAGAGTTACTACTGCTCCTGATGGTTCAGCTGTTGTAGAACTCAACCCTAATAAACTTTCTGAAGATACGCATATACATGAATTTAGCCATATCCTTATAGATTTACTAGGAGTAGATCATCCTGTAGTTCAACAAGCTATTCAGCAATTACGAGGTACAAACTTAGAAGCTAAAGTTAAAGAGAAATACCCACATTTAACTGGAGATAAATTAGCTAAAGAAATTGTAGTAACTGCTATTGGATTAGCTGGTGCTAAGATTAATAGAAATCAACCTAATCTTTTCCAAAGAATATTTAATAAGATAGCTAGGGCATTACGTTCTGTATTTAATATTAAAGAAGATGCAGTTGAAAGACTAGCTAATCAATTGCTTGCAGGTAGATTTGATAAAGCTCAATTCAAAGGAAGACTATCTTATTATGAACAGAATAGTGTTGATTTATCTGGACAACAAAAGCGATTTGAAGACACAGTTCAACAAGTTCGTATTGCTGTAGAGGATGCACTATTAAAAGCTCAAAGAGTTAGTGAAGAAAACCAAAATGAGCAAGAGATTAATACTCTAAAACTTCTTAAAAAGAAATTAGAGAATGTTGAGAAAGTAGAAAACCTAATAGACTTTGTAAACTACGCTGCTCGTTTAGCTAATAGAGCTGAAGATATATTTGAGAACATTGCTACTGAGTTTAAAGAAGGATCTACATCTCCAGAAGAAAGATTAAATCTGATACATAAGTTATACAATGTAAGTACTTACTTAAATAACTTCTTTGCTGGTGATAACAGTTTGATGGATCAGATTCAATTATTGATTACAAAAGATCTTAGAAAAATTGATAGAGACATCAGTACTAACCCTGCAATAATTGCTAAGAATGCTCAAAGAAAAGCAGAGTTAGATGTTATTAGTACTAAATTAAATGGTGCTATTGAGCAAATGAAATCTGTACAAGCAGATTATTATGATGCTGGTATTCCAATGATGGTGGATTTATTGTTAGAATATAACTCCCCAGAAATTAATAATAATATTCAAATCTTAATTGATAATAATACTAAGTTTGGAAGAACTGTAGGATTGCAAAAAGATGAGCAATACCAAAGGTTAACAAAGGAATATAAAGAAGCATTAAAAGAAAATAAAGGAGATGTAGCAGCTACTAATGCAATAGAAGCACAATACAATCAAAGTCTTATTAATCTTGCTAACTCTCAATTAGAGAATAGAAAGATTGGAAGACAAACTTTGATTAATGAACTTAGAGAAGTTGCTCAAGATAAGTCTGCATTTAGTTACTGGCTTGATCCATTTGTATACTCATCTCAACCTGCTTTGCAGTTATTTGCATCATTTGTAAAAGATAGTTTATATAAAGCATCTGATGATACTAGAGAGTTAATCTATCGATTAGCTCCTGCTTATAGAAAGTTTGCAGAAACTAAAGGATTAGATATCAACCCTAATAAGTTTAACGAAGACATTCAAGAAGTATATGCTTATAACTTACGTCAAGAAGATGGATCTTATAAGAATGTAAGAATGTTAAGTTTTGTACAGCCTTTTGATGTTAACAAGTATAATCTTGAACAGGCTAAGATGTACAAAGAAGCTAAAGAGAAGTTTAAAAAGCCTGGTAAAGACGCTACTGATCAAGAAAGAAAAGATTGGGAGAAAAGTTCTGAACGTAAAAAATACTATGCATTTATTAATAAGTGGTATTCAGATAATACACAACCTTCTCCAGATGCAATGCAGAGAAAAGCTTTACTTGAAAAAAAGTTAAGTGCTGCTAATGCTAAATTAAAAACTGCTACTTTAAATAATAACGCAGATGCTATTGCTGTAGCTACTGCAGACGTTACTACTTACAAAGCAGCATTAGAAAATATTTGGGATGACTTTAATAAATCATTTAGAGGTACAGCTGTTATGCCTAACTCTAAATATGCTAATCCCAAATATGAAGCTTTAAAAAATAACGCTCCAGCGTTTGAGTATTATAATGCGCTGTTAGAAGAATACAAGAGATCTCAGAAAATGATCAACTATAACGGGATGACAATGAATTCCTGGGATACATTCTCTTACATAGTTCCTTCTATTAGATCTAGCGGATTAGACAAAATACAAAAAGACGGGGCATTTAATGCAGCAAAGGATTTTACTAAAGATACATTTACCTTTTTAGAAACTGATACTGCTTATGGAGATGCTATCAATGCTAATGAAGAATTTAGAAACAAAACAGTTCCTATTTTCTTTACAGGAGCATTAGATGAGAAGTTTGTAACTAGAGATCTTGGAAGTTCTATTGTACAGTTTGGTGCTATGGCTAATATGTTTAATCGTAAAAGCCAGATCCAAGGAGCAGTTATTTTAATGTCTGATATTATAGAGAAACAAGAAGTATTAGCAACAGCTGCTAACAATATTCCAATTGTAAATAAATTAGCTTCTAAGTTAGGATTTATTAGATACAAGAAAAAGATTGAAGAATCTAATCACTCCAAACATTTGAAAGCATTTATAGAAATGAACTTTTTTGGAGAGAAAGAAATTAAAGCTGACTTTGATTTTGGAGAAAAAAACTTCTCACTAAATAAGATGTCCGCTAAGTTAGCTTCATATACAGCTATGGCTAACCTATCTTTCAATGCTTTGCAGGCAATTAACCAAGGAGTTATTGATAACATTCGTTTACGAGAAGAAGCAGTAGCTAGAGAATTTTTTAGCAGCAAAGATTATTTTTGGGCTAAAAAAGAATACTTAGGAGGGAAAGCATTACAGTCTATTGGAGATATGGGAGCTTTTGCACCTAGTAGTAAAATTGTACAAGCTGCTCAAATATTTGATGCATTTGGAAACTATGAAGGATCACAGATGAGTCAAAAGACTGGAGCAAGAGGTTTAAAAGCTGTGTCTTTAGATGGTATGTTTATTCTTCAGCATGGATTTGAACATGAATCTGCTATGACTAGAATGCTAGCAATCTTTAAATCTTATGAAGGTAAACTTTTAGATAAGAATGGTAACCCTATTTTAAATGCTGACGGTAAACCAGCTAATATTTATGATATTATTGTAGATAATGGTAAAGGTGTTTATCAACTTCGTAATGATGTATTTATTAAAGGTGAAATAAAGAATGGTAAAGCAGAACTTGTACCATTCAATAGAATGCAAGTGATGAATAAAATCTCATCTCTTACTAAGAAGACTAACCAGATTAAAACTGAGACAGATAAAGTTACTCTTCAACGTCACTGGATGGGAAGATTAGTAATGTTGTTTAGAAATTACTTTGTCCCATCTTTACGTCGTCACTTTGGACATGCATCTAACTTTGGAGTACATACTGATTTAGAATCTGGTATGTTATCTGAAGGAACATTAGTTACATTAGGAAGATTTATTAAAGAATCATTTCAAAATAAATCTATCACAGGCACTTGGAATCAATTATCTCCAATGGAAAAAGCCAATATGAAACGTTTACGTGGTACAGGATTTTATTTTGCAGTAGCTTCTATGTTAATATCAGCTTTAACAGCTAGTATGGAAGATGATGATGAAGAAAAAACATACGCTAATATGTTTTTAATGTATCAAGCTTTAAGAGCACAGTCTGAATTAACTCAGTTTATTAAACCTAATGAGTTTATTAAACTTGCACAATCTCCAACAGCTGCTGTAAGACCTGCAGAAAACATATCAAAACTATTAGGACAGATTCCTGATGAACTTAACTACATATTTAGAGGAGACAGAGATGGTGTATTCTACGAAAGAAGAAGTGGTATCCATCAAAAGGGAGACAGAAAGTTTGTAGCTTACCTTGAAAAAATGTTACCTATATTACAGGGTATTCAGAAGTCTCAAACTCCTGAAGAAGCAAGTAAGTGGTTCAATTTAGATTAAGATTGACTTTAAAAAGGGGGACATCGTCCCCCCTTTCTTTTTAATCTTCTTTTAACGCTATTTTCAATAGAACTAAATACCCAATCAAATCAGAAACCGTATCCTCTGTTTGATCAGTTACACCTTTGTTAGCAATCCTCTTAAGTTTATCGTCAATACGAATCTTAATAGCTTCTACAGCAGTTAACTTACTGAATATATTGCTAGGAGATAAAGCAGAATCTCCATATGCTGCATTCTTAGCAAGTAAAAGAGAGGTGATTTCTTGCATCACCCCTCTAATTTGCTGTTCTCGTTTGTTAATATAAGGTTCTGGCATAAAATTCTGTGAATGAATTGTGTCTGTCATCGTTTAATAATTTTTAATTCGTAAAATTCAGGATCAAATATTTCAGTTTCCATATTCGGTATATCATGTAACTCGGCATTATCATCAATAACAATGTCAAGCTTTTCCTCTAACTCTTGTTTAAGAGAAGGAGATTTAAATAGAACTCTAGCCATATCATCATCCATAGATATTCCATGAAATGATACAATCTTTAGCTTATAAAAATCAGACATTTGAGAATATTTACCATCTTTAAAAGCAAGATATGAATTCTCCATCTCCTCTGTAAGATCGAATACGAACATTACATGGTAAGGATCTGGATCAAATCGTCTTCTAAAAGATCTAAATGATTCTAATGCTTTCTCAAATTTACCAAAGAGTACATCCCCTGAAAATCTAAAGAGCAAAGCTATGCAATTATCATCATATGGAGTACCAACAAATGCATTAATAAAATTCTTTTCCCATAAAAATAGTTCTCTACTACCACCTAATAAAGGAAGAATAAAGTAACTAGAGCGAGTTCTATTAGCATACAAAAGATCATAACAAAGTATTTGCTGATCTTTCTTTTGTTGAATAATATGATTTACTTTAAATGCATAACGTTGTTTAGGTCTAAGTATCATTCCAATCTTATAACAATAATCATTACAAGTTAGAGATACAATATCACCTTTATCATTATACTCTGGACGATAATCGGTTAGGTTCCCTGTTAATCTAACTACCCGTGGATTAACTACTGTTTGTATGAGATTAGTCCCACAATCCTGTATCATCTTGAAATTGATTAAAAGTTAAACATTCTAATGGAGGTAATTCTACCCCTGTCTCTCGCATGACATCTTGCTTTGTCTTAAGTAAGTACACAAGTCTAAAGTTAACGTAAAAGTTAACTATCCCCTCAATCATCCCATACTTTTCTACATACTTCTTCAATGCAAATGCTTCATACTCTTTAGTACGTTCTTTTAACCAATTCTCTGCAGTCTTCACTCCCACGCCTTGAATGCCTTGAATATTATCTGTGCTATCTCCCATCAATACTTGTTTCCATAAGAATAAATTAGCTTCTTCTGGAGACGTATGAAGGAATTCAGCCTTCTGATAATTATAATGCATTCCTACACACTGCTGTAATACATCTTTATCTGGTGAACAAATAATAGTTTTACGAGTATCAGTATACGAATAGTAACTAACTAAATCATCAGCTTCAAAACCTTTAACCCCATAGAATTTCCACTTCTGTTTAAGATGCGCTAATAACGCAAAGAAGTTAATAGGTTTAGGTCTTGCTTTTCTATTCCCTTTATAGTCATCATAAATCTGATAACGGAAACAGTTAGGTTCAGTTAAAAATCCCACATAGAGGGAAGTGTTGCATTGATTAAGGATATGTTCTATCCTTGAATCAATTCCTGCAACAGCTTCCTCTAGTGTAGGCTTATCCATTTCGTAATATAATAGACTATCTCCATCAATCAAACACACATAGCCATCTCTCGGTAATCTTTCTACACTGTCTATCATAACTATTACAAATTACTAATTCTTGCGGCTTCTTCAGTAACTTCTAAAGCTTCATGCATTTTTAATTTAACTGCTTCCTCCATCATCTGCTTCCACTCTTCATCAGTTTTAGCTGCATAAGTAGATGAATGGTAAATAGAACCATTAACTCCTGCTAAACTAGAATGAACAAAATACTGGATACAACGAATAGCTCCAGTAGAATCATCTGGAACTGCACCAATATGCATTGGATCTACGAATATATTGTGTATTTCTCCAGAAATTCTATTAATATATTCAAGACCACCAAAATGCAAACCAGGTACACAAGAACTGTGATCATCTGTATTAACTTGATCCCAGCTATCTAAACGATGTGTACAACCAACTTTAATAAAGTGACCAGGTTTAGAATAACCATTAGGTCCTTCACACCAGAAAGCATCTCCGCCTGTACCCATAATAGCAGGTTCAAATAAACGATCTTCAACAATCTCTGGAAGTCCTTCAGACTCAATCTCTCCAGTATCTACATTGAATGTACGCTTATAACGATCTACCATTTCTCCAGTCTCAGCATCAAACTTATGCATTACTTCAGAAGATACTTTGTAACCATTTAAAAGACCTTCTTTAGTAATCTTCATTTGATACATAGTAGCTCTTTTAGCTGCTACTTCAAAACTAAATCCTTGTTCTTCAATAAGTTGATTCATAAGTACAGGATGAACGTACTTAAGATTGATGAAGTTAAAGAAACGTATTGAGAATTCTTCTCCACGGCCTGTTTTCATCTTCTTATGAAGAATAGGATTACGTAACCATCTAGTCCACATCTTAACTAATGGCATAAAATCTAATCCTTTGTCAATAGATTCGTGGATACGCTCCACCAATGCTTCAGGCATAGGGACATTAGAAATTACTTCTTTAGTTTTCAAGTAGAACTTTCCAGTTCTTTCATCCAAATAAATGTGTTCACACTTAGTTTGAATGTACTCATTTACGTCAACTACTGTTAACATGTCAAAAGCTTCTAAACATGCAGTATACTCAGCCATTGTAGTAGCTTCGTCTGCAGCAGTTTGAAGTTCTGTCATCTTCTTGTACAGATCCTCAGAGAATTTTACACTGAAGTTTTTCTCTCCATAAGATCCTACAAGGTTTCCGTCGATTACATTAATGCTAATCATAATTTAAATTAAATTTATTGTTTAAAGATACAAAATTAAACGGTTGGAATTTCAATATCAAAAGAATACCGTTCAATAATTCTTTTGATTGCGTCTTTTGGAATCTCAATATCAAACTTCTGTCTCCAGTTAAGATAACTATAGATTTCTTTAGCAGAATCTGTAGAAACAGTATCATCTATATATTGAAGAATATGCTGAACTTCTGATTTAAAGTTATTGATATAGTTTAAAAGCTCTACAATATCTTTATCATAAACCAAAGCATTTCCAATATCACTAAGAACAAATAGTTCTTTAGAAGTTTGCTCAATTAACTCTACTGAATCTGATGTAGCAATGTCTTGCATTACACTTAACTTAGCCAAATCATCTACAATATTATCAAAGCCTTTCTCCATAGATGTTGAAGTATTATATGCTCTAGAGATAAGATCATAAATAGTTTTAAACCAAGGATCAATACTTCTAATAGAATTAAAATAATTGTATGTATAACTAGGTTCTATTAATCCTAATGTTCTAAGTTTTCTAAGTGTGAAGTTTAACATGTTTACAGGATGAGTTGTATACATGGTTTTCTCAGAATCATTGATATCTACAGCATCTCTAAAGAATTGAGAGATAGGTTTAAAGTTACTGAACTTACTAATAATCCGTACATTATTAGCACTAACTTTTAAGAACTGAGGAACTTTAGTATTAACATAAGTCCCATCTACTATCCACTTGTTATTATACTGATATTCTGTAAATCTAGTAGGAGCACATCCCCAAAAGAACATACGATCTGATGCTGAATCACCTTTAGGAACAGAACCATAAGAATATCCACATATTTGTGTAAGAGTAGGCATAAAATTATTACTTAACCAAGCTGCTTGTTTGATGAGTTCACCATCTTCATCCGTACCATAATAGATAGTTCCTTGCAAATCTTTAAGCTCACTAAGTTTTGGTTCTACTTTATCCCATACTAAAGATGTATAACCTTGACGATGATAAGTTCTTTCAGCTGGTCTAACAGTAAATGCTACTATCTGCTCGTTAAGTTTACGCAGTTCCTCACGAGTTAAACTAGATTCATTCTCTGCATTATAGATAACATCTTCTTTGTTCTTCCAACTTGCTTCAAAATCATCAGGAACAATAACATCTTCATAAGTTCTAAATAGACTAGAAGCTTTAATCAAAGCAATTGTTCTATCAGCTGCTGCTTTAAGTTTAGCATACTCATTTTGATACTGCTCTAATTCATCATCATTAATAGCTTCTTCTATTTTAGTTAACAGATACTGTAAGTCTTTTCTGTAAATTGAAATAAACTTACCTTCATGCTTCTCCATCAAATAGAAATCTTTAAGTCTAGAACTTGTGTTCTCTTCTTTAAAGTAGATTCTATTTAAATCAAACTGTTCCCACTCTTGAATAGATTCAGATTTACTATGAATAGCTTTATCTTTTACATAAGATGTGTGTTCTTTTACACTAATCCCAGTGAAAACGGCCTTCAGTGGCCCCCATTTTATTGATGGATTAGGAGCATACTTAGGTTTAATCTCTGACCTATCAATAATTCTAGATAATGCAGATATAACTGGATCACTATTAATTTTAGTGTTCAAAATATTTCTACATGTATCTATCCACTTTAAGAAGTCATCCTCTTTCAATTCCGCTTGGATCAAGTTAGCAGCCTCTTCAGCAGCTTTAACGATTAACTTTTGAACAAACTCTTTGGTATGATCATTCCAAATAACTTTCTCACGGCTTGGGGTAACTTCTACACCATCCTGTATAACTACCTCATTGCCTTCTTCATCTTTATAGACCTGTCTGATAGGACATTTCAATCCTACAGCTCCATAAAGTTGTTCCATTTCTAACTCTCTAAAATCTACATAGCCATAGTTAATACCTGTAGCAGATCCTTGATCTTTTACAATGATAATGTGTGGTTTATTGTAGTAATAAGAGTTAGATACGATTAGATTATCAGAGTTGTAAATGACTCTTGTTTTAAAGTCAACCTCTTTGATAGTCTTATCTTCATACTGAATAAAGAATTTAACATTAGCAAGATAAGTTAGCTGCTCTTCAACAGCATCTTCAAATCTTTGTCTGTTAAACTTCTTAACTCCAAACTTAACTTTGGTATTGTTTAACTCTGAAGTCTCTTCATAATACACAACACTGCCATCACTTAGCGTAATTGTTGGGTTTAGTTCTCCTTTAGAATTAAATTTAGGGATAACAAAGTCAGTCTTGTAATTATAACAGTTAGCTTTGAATCGCTTACCGTTATAGACAGTTTCAATAGTGTAGAAATCTACTCCAGTAGATAATGCAACTTTAGCACCTAAACCAAAGGCACCAAAGTTCTGAGAAGTATTACGTTTGGTTGAATAACCTAACTCTAAAATACCTTCTAATCTACGTTGGCCGATACCTACACCATAGTCTTGAATAACAAACTCATCACAAAATCCTACTCCTTCGTTTTGCACATAAGTAACAATAATCTCGTTATTTGTCTTGTCTAATTTTTCCAAATTATAATAACTACGATCAAAGTTACTGTCTTCATATTGCTCACCATGTCTCTCTATATAATAGTCTTCGACTTTAGATTGACCAGTTAGAATACTAATAGCAATTTCTTTCTCTCTTTGTGCATCGCAAGCATTAGTAACCAATTCTCTAACACTAGACGGAATAGGATTAGAATATTGAGTTGCTTGTAAGATGTCGAATACTAATTTTTCAGCGCCAGCATTAATGCGCTTTTTAATACCAGTATCACTACCGATATGGTCGTTTCCGATTACTTTAATACTCATTTTGATAAAATTGTTTTGAATTTTTCTCTGAACTTATTAGCGAGTGCTAAATGATCAGGCGAGACTTGGTTGTCATCTACTTTAAATACTCTTTTAGGTACATATTCTCCAGTAATATAATCTGTATAGAGCTTATCGTGAGTTACTCTATTTGAAGTCCAACTAGCAGGTTTTTCATGAACCCTACCCAGCCATATATACCTGAAAATTTCTGGCGTATACTGAATAGTTACACCATACGATAGTATATTATTAGTAGATAAAATAACCAAATCCCCAGGTTCTGGGGTTGTCATTTTAATTTAAGATTTTAAACGCTCTATAATAGAGAGCACTTGTTTTTGATTTCTTGGCATGAATAACATTGGGGGAACGTCATGCGTTTGACTTAGCATGAACTTAAACATTTTCCAGACGTTAGGGAATCGCTCGTTAGCAAATCCTTTACACTCAATAATCCATTCAATATCTCCATTTTCATTGTACTTTACAAAGTCTGGAGTATATGTAATAGCTCTTATTGTACTGGAATCTTTTACAATTAGGTCATCAGATTTACCTCTATTCTCATGTGTCTCTCCCTCATAAGTAAATCCAGGTAGAATAGTAAAGCTTTTAGGTTCGTACTGACCTCCAAGATTATTCTCTTTGAGTTTCTTGTACGTGAATACTTCTAGCATAGAGTCAAACTCTATACCATCAACTGTCTTCTTAATAGCGTTGATTTTTTTTACTCCTCGCTTGGGACTAGTTTTTCGTACAGTTTTTCGTCCATACTTTGGATTTCCTTTAGCCATTCTTTTTCTAATTGTTTTGCTTTAATTTCAGACTTAACATCTAATTCTGTTCCTGTTCCCAAATTTGCGAATAATTCCGCACACTTTTGCAATATTGCATCAACTTTTTCTTTATTCTCCATAAGGCGGTAATTGTAGTTTTAATACTCTTAATGCAGTTTCTTTACCTTTAGATTTGATAAGATCAGAAATATCCTTTGCTTCATAATGTGAAGGGATAATAATATTTTGAAGACCGTAGACTTCACATATTTTATTAGCCATTGTTTGGCCTGGGTTAGTTTCTGATTCATAATCATTATCGTATAAAACTACTACATTATAGAACATCAAGCTCAACTTTTTTATTAACTCTGGACTAGGCATTATCATCTCACTCTGCAACGCTATTGAATAATAACCAAGCTCATAAAGACACATAACATCTTTAAGAGATTTAGTTAAAATTAATAACTGCTCTTCTTTAACTCCCTGTAATCCTTGTATCCCTTGAATGCACTTACTATCTGTGTTACTAATCCACTTATTCTCTTTTTTAAGTGGGCTATATAGTTTATACTTACCGTTAAGGTTATAAGCATAAGTGATAGTATCACAAGTAAAACGTGCGTCATTAATCCAAAAGTGTGAAATTGGTTCTACTGCAAATTTAGTCAAAGTCTCTATCCTAATTCCAAAGGAATTCCAATAGTTTTGATCTTCAATAGTCCACTTTCTTGCTTTTTTCTTGATAATAGTTGTCTGCTTTTCTTTAAATGCTTGACTATCAAAGCCATACGTAGTTGCTACACTCTTTCTGTATGGGTCTTTACTAGATAAATTCAAACAAAAGTCAACGTCAACTACCCTCAATGCTTCAACAAAAGTCAGATTATACTTTGCCTGTATGTAACTAAAACAGTCATGAGATTCCCCTGTTCCAAAATCTTTGTACAACAATTTGTTATTCCAATAGATAATAGAACAAGTTGGACTGTTATCCTTACGCAATTCGCTACAGAACTTATCTCCTATGTTTTTAAAGTTGTGACAATAATGCCTAAAGATATCATATTCTGTGATCTTCTCTAATATAACGCTTGTATGTAAATAATCCTCACTGCTTCTTACTTCTATCATGCATACAAAAGTATAAAAATGAATAAAGGAGAGACAAAGTCTCCCCCTTATATCATTCAATTAAACATTAGATTAGTTTTCCCACAAGTCACCATCATCAGATGATGCCATTGCTGCAGATGTATCAGCATCTTCATCAG